TAAACCCGAGCCGTGGATTGTTAAGGAACTAAAGTGATGGCTATCAAACCCAACGATTGTGTAATCAAAATCGAGGACCTGGTCGTTGGGTCTGATACTGTCAGAGACTGGGATGGTCGCCCAAAAACAGTTCCAGTGTATGAATCATACTGGACAAACTTTTTACAACACGTAAAGGACTCTACTGATTGGAAGGCGGGTGGCTGGAATGCATACGATAAAAACTTTGAACAACAACTAGCAAAGTTCAATGCAATCTACAAACAAACCAAGAAGTATGACGAACGTTATGTCAAATTCAAGTCACACCAAGACTTAACATTTTTTGTATTGAGGTGGGCATAATGTACATTACAAACAAATACGATTCAATTAGACTGCCCTATAGTGAAGAACTATTAGAGTGGCTGATTGAAACATATCCTTTCTCAAAATATGTGGTGATAGAATGAACGAACGAATTAAAGAACTTAGTAAGCAGGCTGAAATCTATGCTCTTACTTTAGTGGGTCGTGAGGACGATTATGTTGACGTATTTGAACAAAAGTTCGCCGAGTTGATTGTGAAGGAATGTGCCAAAGAAGCAGCATACTGGTGGCCAGCGGACTATTACGGAGCGAAAACCGTTGAAGATCGAATACTGCAACATTTCGGAGTCGAATAATGGCATTACGTAGTGCATGGGCTGTAGTTGAAACCGACTACACAAATAAGATATTTGTAATCGAAGACATTGCCAACAAGACTGGCGGCACAACTATTACTAACGATGCTGAAAATGTGCTAAGATATGTTTTTGACCATTTTGACAGGAGTTGGAGAACAGTCTACAAAGACACCGATAACGAATGGTGGGAAATATATATGCAAGCAGACGGCTTATGGCAGAGTGATTTTAAAGTAGGGTTCAAACCTTGGAATGGCCTTGCTTGGGATATTTTACAGAGGTAAATATGAGATTAATGTTAGGTACAAAAGACAATCCAAGTCTATTGGTCGATGTTCGACAAGAGTTTTCACCAACTCATTTTGACTTTTGGGTAGTCAACGGTTGCTGGGAAGGTACGTACACAAACGGACATGTCACTGTATGGGACTGCCCTTCGGGTGACTTTTCTAGTCTTGACCAAGTTGAAATTCTAACAGACAATCAGGATCGGTTGCGGACTACTGGCTGGTATAGTGATGTAGATAGAGGGTACCAAGCGGTGTTTGATAACTTCCACAACCCCAACTATATTGCACCTAAGCCTGAGAAGGTTGATCTACCCGCAGACTGGGATGATGACATTGCGTTTTAAGGATTAATATGAAAGATGAATCACACTTGCCAGTGAGTGAACAAAGCCTAGTCTTCCGTCTCAGGAAGCGAGCCGAAATTCGCAGACAAATTCCAGGCCGATTGGCAGTAACAGAAGGTAAGCCAGACAAGATAGCAAACTTGTTAGACGAAGCTGCTAGCGAGATTGAACGACTACGACATGTACTATCCCATCTAGAAGACGATGGGAAATAATAGGGACTCACGTCCCTATTTTTTTGGCTAAAAGTTAGAAATTATTATATACGTATAAATAGCAGTATCATGTTACACTTCATCAGAGACCTCACAGACAAACTTTTAGACTTCATCAAGGACGATCCTGTACGTCCTGAAATACCTACAGACTTCCGCGTAAGCGATGGTCGAATGGTCGCCGCACTTGTTAGTGAGGATAAACCTGATGCAATGGTATGTGTAAGTTTTCACGACTTTGTTCCTGCTGATACGAATGACTTGAAGACAACAGCACAAGTGCCAACAACGGCAGTGTTCTATACAATCTGGAGTTATAAAGCTGGCAAAGGACAAGAGTTGTTATTTCAAGCTGTGAAGGGCATCCAAGAACAGTACCCAAGCGTGACTCGATTTGTGACACTCAGTCCAAAGACAAACATGGCAAGACGTTTTCACTTGAAGAATGGAGCTATCATTTTCAGAGAAAACGGAGAGACTGTGAATTACGAATACCCATCAAAACTCGAAACAGTAGAAGAATCCCAATCTTGACAATAAATCAATTTCGTGCTATACTGACAGCATGAAATTCATTAAAGAACTACTCCAAGCGACCGTCATAGCATTGCTATTTGGCGGTCCCGTTTTTTACTACTTACTGTTTCAAATGAAGGCTTGAGAAAATGTATACTTTAATCTTCGTTTCTAACTTTCTGTTTCTTGGTACCTATGCTGACTTATATTCTTGTCAGAATGCTATCAGTGAAATCTACACTCAAAAAGCAAACCCTCCCGGTATGCGCTTGCCTGAACTGGAAGAAGGCATTAACATCACGATCAAAACGCAAAAGCAATTGCTTTGCATCCCTGTGAAAAAGAGCAAAGACTGAGTACTTTAGTACTACAGTTTTTTGAAACAAAAGTATTCATTTTTGTTGTTCAGGGACGCTAGGACCGATTCTTTGTTCAGGACTAGCTACTGACTCACAAGAAAAGAATTGCCCAAAATTTGACAATAAATGGGTTTGGTTGTATAATTCATGTATGAACTCAAGAAAACGCCGCTCAGATCGTAACCAAGTGATTTACTTCATCCAAGATGTTGTAACACTTGAGTACTACATTGGTCTGACTGCTATGGAATTCAATGGCAACGTTTTCAAGACTCTTCGCCGTCGTATGCAAAAGCACATGCAACGAGCCCTCACTGAAAACAAAGACTGGGGTCTGAGTGTTGCATTGCGTACACGTGGTGCCGAGCGTTTCGTTTTCGGTAAGTTGGAAGTTGTGCGTGGCAAGAAAGAAGCTCACGCACGTGAGACACAATTGATTAACACATTGCAACCAGCATTGAACACATTTGGAGTCAAATAATGACAACTTACCTAGTGGTCTACAAGTCTTATCAAAAGCCCGGATTAGAACATTTTGAGGTTCTTGCTGAAAACAAATATGATGCAAGAATGAAATTTCTAAAATCAAATATCAAATACGATTACATCATCAAGGTGATTCTATGACCAAATTCGTACACATCGTCCAAGTCCACCCCGTATACAACGGTATTCTACAAACTCACAAGATCAAGCACGAAGTAGAATACGATACAAAAAAAGATGCTGATGCGTATATTGAAACATTTAATGCTCAGTATACTGACCTGAGAGCAGTCTACTACGGCTGTGTCAACGATGAAACCGGAGAACTGGTATGATGAAACAACTATTAGACCTGCTGTACAAAAAGCAGAGTGAGATTTATGCTGACCCTGATGGCCGAGACGAGTTTGATTGCCTAGTGGGTTTAATTGAAGACGGCACAATCGACTCCTTTGAAGAACTTGCCAAATACGGAGTTGAAGAATGAAAGATTTTCTAGGGCGTGAACTTGAACTCGGGGACAGTGTGATTGTTGTCGCTCCTGGTTATCGTCATTTTGTTCTTGCTAGAGTAATTCACTTTACTCCTAAACAAGTTCGTGTGTCGTTTATGAACACTTGGAACCACAGTGGTGACGGTTACTACACTGAACTATTGCAAGGTCCCTCGCAACTTACAAAAGTTGACGGCCCTGATCTAACTATGTACCTTTTGAAAAAATGAAAATCAATCCCAAACTACAACTGAATATCGCCTTTTGGGCAGTCACTCTTCCGGTAGTTCCATTTGTGGTAATTATATTACTACTGTCAGTCGTCATCGGCACTATACCAGGCATCGGAAACAAAGTCTTGGACAAAGTAGAGCGACTAATAACAAAGTTCGCAGTTTGGCGTAACAACATTCCCTTCATCAAAAACGCCTACGATAAGGTACATTTGTTCGATTACATCAAAAATTCCAATTGACAATAAATCGTTTTGGGCATATAATACATGTATAGATTGATTAAAGGACAAGTACATGGCAAGTCTATTCGTTATCCGTGAAAAGAACACTGGCACATTCTGTACCAGTAGCAAGTTCAAACACTTCGAAGCAGACCTGCAGAAGGCTGCTATGTTCAATCAGCGTAAGAACGCAGAGACTGCCGCCCGTAAGATGTTTGCAGGTGCTGACAAAGGTCAAGTCAATCCCTACGGTGGCTGGTGCTGGAGAGTCTATAATGAAGATGAAAGTATTCAAGATTTTCACCATGCACTACTGAATGAGTACATCGAGTTCCTCAAAGCCCACAGCGGCAACCATGCTGACTCGATACAGTATCTGCAAACAAAAGTACGCGAACAACGATGCGAAATGGAAGTTGTTGAGGTAAAGTTGACTTTGGCTTGACAATAAATCACTTTGGGCATATAATACATGTATAGATTGAAACAAAGGTCAATGACATGGAATATCAGTGCTTTTATTTGAACCCAGACTTCAAACTGGCTCATGATGATGACGCGGAAGTCTTGTTTGAAACTGACAACCTGGCCGAGGCGTGTACTTTCGTTTACAATCTGTTCAAACAAGAAAAGCGTGATATCGCAGTCTATCAGCCACGTAGTCAGGGCTATCGTGAAATCTATCAAAACAAACTCCGTGACAGTAAGGGTCGATTCGTTAAAGGTTGACTTTAATTCAGTTTGGGCATATAATAGATTCATAGACAGTAAAGAACAGGACTTGAAATGAAACCCGAAACAATGTATTACATCGCATTTGGTACAGTCGTTGATTGGTTTGCCATCAGTGATTCCTACAAAGTGTATGCTGATACAGCGGATGGCGAGGCAGAACGATGCCGTGCTAACCGTAAGTCGCTCAAGTACAAGGCAAAGGCTATTGTTGGGCTTGATCGTGAAATGGATCGCTTGGTAAAGGAATACAAATGAACATCCAAACCGTAGCAGAAAATCTGCGTAACACAATCGCCGGCAAGGAAGCATTGCTGGAAGAATACAAGAAGGCAAGTTTGATTGCCGTTCGCAACGATACTCCTGACCGAGTAACTATCGGAGCAATGGCAGGATTCTTGTCTACCAACATTGACGAACTCAAGCGTATTCTCAAGGATGTGGAACAGTGTGCCAAGCAAGCATCCGATGACAGCTGGATCACTAACCCAGATCGCATGGGCGGTGGCGGTTGGACACAAGATGAACTTGATCCTAACAGAGGTTGGAAATAAGGAGAAACAAAATGCCCTGCATGAGTTATGATGATCGTCCCGACTACAGTGACCGGGAGTGGAAAAACAAAACTGACAAACTGGCTCGCATCGCCTGCAAGGCTATGACTGAGTTGGTTGAGCAAGGTAAAGCAGACTTTTTGATTCTCCGTGATGATGAAGTCCGTGACTGGTGGGAGGCTCACCAAGAAGCTGATCGCAAAGCACGTGAGGCACGTGAACGTAAAGCACATGATGCACAAGTTCGCAAAGAAGCACTGGCTAAACTGACACCAGAAGAAAAGAAAATTCTTGGGATTAAAAAATGATTAACGCAAAAGAAGCCCGTGAGTTAGTTGAGCAAAGTGATACTGTCCTGAAAAACCGATTGGACTCCATCGAAGTATTGATTCAATCAGCAGCCTCTTTGGGCAAGCGTGAGGTATTACTGAAGGAATATCTCTATCATGCAGACTGGATGAAGGTTGAAAAGCAACCATTCTACGAACCTGAGTTTACGCCTACACAGCGACTTGTCAAGGTTGAACTTGAGAAGTTGGGATTCACTGTAGATATTCACGGATACCCGATCACTATCGGTGGCGGGCTTGGTAGCATGGACGAAGAGCCTCGTGAAGGAACTAGCTATGCTATCAGGGTGAGGTGGTAATATGGAATATAAACACATTGGTTGGTGTAAAGACGAAAAGACAAACAGCGATAAAGTCTGGGGTGTTATTCTACTAGCAGAAGATGTCGCCATCAGCGATGCTTGGCATTTTAAATCAAATAAGTATGTAACATTCTGGGGCCGTCGCGGTGCCAAACTACAGACAAAACTGTGGAATGGTACTGACTGGGATGCTCGGGAAATGTTTATGAAAAAACAAAACAAAGGCTACAATTCAGTTGAGAAAAATGAATTGGATGAAGTCTATCCTGAGTTTCAACAAGACTTAGAGAAGACTGCATTCTGGGCTACATTTAAGATTTAATATGCCTAGAGTTTTGAACAAAAGTATTTGGCCCTATCAGGTCTTCATTGAGAGGGGCGATATAAAAGAATTTGGCAAAAGGGTCCAGTGGTTGAAAGATAACTTGTATCACGGCGGCTACTATGAACCAAAGTGGTATGTCAACGGAGACACTTATTGTTTTCAAGACGAAAAAGAATACCTACATTTTTTATTGGTGTGGCAGTGATAGACAATGAACGAAAAAATTAATACATGGAGAGCACTACAAGACTTGCCACCAGCAGTGTCAAGTTTTTGGTGCCGCTTTAACTGGCACACTTGGACTAAGTGGAGTGATCCTGTATCTAGTAGTTATTCATCATTCACCCGGCAAGATCGTTACTGCATCCATTGCAATAGCGTAGAAACAAAAAAGTGGCGATCATCATGAATAGTTCACAAAGACGCAAAAGCAAAAGAGAATTCCCTCATGTGATTAAATTGTTACCAGACGCAGGAATGCGTTACTTTGAGCATGATGACAAGGTGATGACTGCACGTAATTGGTGCAGTCGTAATTGCCGCAGTGGCTTTAGAGTTGACAGTAGCTGGGACCATGCTGAATTCAAATTCGCAACAGAAAAGGATGCGGTAATTTTCGCATTGAAGTGGCTATTAAGTTTAGATGTAAATTCGATGTACCCACATCAAGTCAATGTCAATTTAACAGTGAAACCCTACACGTTATTGTGTTCTAGTTCAGACAGTTTTGGTACAATGTGGTATGAAATTGAAGTCTGTGTAAATAGCTTACGGCGTTGGATTGAAGATCAACCAGAAGACTTGTGGTGTGATGGTACATATACATGGGGTCGTAAAACATCGGGTATACCTTACTTGGTACACGAATCACTATACACGTTCATAACATTGAGGTGGGAATAATGGGTATTATTAGAAACACAACAGATGGTATCTACCCTTACCAACAAGCTATGTATAATAAAATATCACAGGGTGGATTTAAAACGGGCGCAATGCAGATTATATCTTCTGGTCGACAGTCTGGCAAGAGTATGCTGAATGCTATTTACAATAATAACCTTTGCAAGGAGATTACATTGTCAGGTCAAGAGTATCTCCATTTAGTAGAACTGAAAATGGGTTTTGCTAATCTAGCCACAGACAGAATCAAACAGAGAAAAAAAGTGAAGCAATATAAATTTAGTCGTGCCAAATGGTATGAGGGCAAATTTAACTGGCGCAAGTATGAAGAGGTACATAACTGGTGTGAGCAACACTTTGGCAAGCATCCCAAGAGACCTGATGCTTGGTCGCGCTGGAACCATATGTATGAAGATATGATTCTTTTCCGTGACGAAAAAGATTACATGTTGTTCGTGCTGAGGTGGTCATGAAGTATTGGAACAAACAACACAAACTACGAGAAAGGTGGTACAAGGTTGAATTACCCAAGACACTTCTTATAAATAGTGTGTTTCCATCCATCGATGGATGGTGGACCTGGTCCAAGTTCGACTCTCTTAAAAGAGAGTTGCAAATGATTGATAGTCCTGGAAAGTTTTATATGAGTGTCATGCACCGAGATGTTTATTTTGAGCGTCAACAAGACGCAGTTTATTTTAGTTTGAGGTATCTATGACAGTTTATTACAAAATCAGATATAAAGACGATCCTGAAAAGTACATTAAAGGTACGCCCTACTACCAGAGTTATGACAAGACTGGTAGAATCTTTCAGACTCTTGGTCAACTACGTACCTTCTTGACTGGTGTGATGAATGCTGATGGGCGCAGTGATGGTAGAAATCGAGTCAGTGAATGGGAAATCGTTGAACTTGAAATGGTAGTGAAGGAAGTCAAAGGTGTTCATGAAGTCATCACTGCCAAGAAACTTAAAGAAATGATAATGAAATGAGTTACTTTGAACAAGTATACGGAAAGTCTGGAGTAAGACTTGAATATAAACCTATGTACTTACCTTGCGGTGGAGTAGCATATTTTGATGATGGTTCAGGATATGGTTATCGATGTGAATGTGGTTCTGTCGTGGGCTCGATCGGGCAACCACAACAGTGTAAAGATGAAGCACAAAAGTATGATAACTGGCAAACACTTGGTGGCAAGGGTTGGGATTATGATAAAGGATGTCCAAAATGAATAAAGAAGAAATAATCTATAACATGTGCATGACGTACAGACACGATTATGGATTGCGCAAAGAACAAAGTGATCCAAGTTGGACAGCAGGCATGACTGAGCAGGATGCCATAATGCTGTACAAAACAATGGAACAGATATATAATAACAACATCGAACCGTTACTCAAAGAGTTTAACGACTTACGAGAAGGTAAGAGTGTTCAAGTTCCACAGAGCAAAGAACATGCGGCACTCATGTTAAAATTGGCACAAATGTATTTAGGAATAGACAAATGAAACTAGCACAAGTAAACGAAGCACTCGACCACAAGATCACTAGTGGCTCAGAATATCAATGGAATTGTTATGGTCCCGATGCACGTTACTTGGACTATGAAAGTGATTATGCAAGTGTAAGCGTAATCTACGATACGACCAATCAAGTGGTTTATCAAGCTGAGGTATCTGTCAAAGGTGATGCGTGGTCAGAAGATTCACGACCATATCGTTGGTTGTATCCCTACACCAAAGATGCATTCATCAATGAATCTAAGGATCGAAAGGTTGATCCTGATCAGGCATGGGATGATGTCAAGTGGATTGACTTGGAAACAGAAGAAGACTTCCTAGAAAAAGCAGTCGCTATGTTCAACGGTGATGAATGGGATACTCGTGTTCAGGTTCCATTAGATTTAGACGATAATCTTTTGATGCATCTTGCAATGGAAGCACACAAGCGAGATATCACACTAAATAAGATGGTTGAGATTGTTTTGCAAGAAGCAATCGACCGTCATAAGGAAACAGTTTGACTGACTTACTTTTTAACATCATAGTCTGGATCAGAGAGGATTGGCGAAGTAATCCTCTCCGCTGTTTCTTAGAAATCTTAGCATGGTTCATGAGTATCGGTTGCTCGGTCACTATGATGTTGACTGTGCCCACTCCCCCTTTCTTAATTCTTTATCCACTGTTTATTGCCCAATGTGCAATCTTTGCATGGGCAGCATGGACACGTAAGAGTTTAGGTATGTTAGCAAACTATATGCTGTTGGTAAGTATTGACAGCGTAGCACTTTTTAGAATGGCAGTATTATGATTAATTGGACAGACCCCAACAACCTAGTAGTTATTGATGACAACATTGAGCCAGCACTTCACAAGTGGCTTAAAGATATCATGTCAGTTACAGAAGTAACAGTCACCTTTACAAAGGTAGATGGTACTGAACGTGTAATGAAATGCACATTACAAGCCGACAAGTTGCCTCCTGTAGTAATCAAAGAAGACGCAAAGCCTCGTAAAGAAACTACAAGCACAAAGGCATTGCGTGTGTTTGACATTGAAAAACAAGAATGGCGTAGCTTCACCATTAAAAATATCAAGCGAATCGATCTATCACTGGTATGACAGATATTGAGTTAAACGAACTATTCAATAAAGGCAATCAGCATTACTTCAACAAAGAGTTTGTGGAAGCATCACTGTGTTACATGGAACTGTTGAAGTACGTGCCGGATAACCATGTGATTCATCACAATTTGGGATTGGCGTATATTGGGCTAGAGCAATACGAAAAATCGTTGAATTGTTTTGAATTACCGTTATCAAAAGGATATACTGATAGCTATCTTAGCAGAGGTAGTGCATTGCGTAGTCTAGGTAAGTACGAAGGGGCACTTGCTGATTTTTGTAAGTTAGTGACTTTGGATCCTACGTCGGCTGATGCATACTCTAATATCGGTAATACGTTGCGTGAGTTTGGTATGCCTGTTGCTGCCCTTCCTTTCTTAGAGAAAGCACTTGAGTCTCAACCCGATAATCCTACATTTAAATTGAATGAGAGTGTAGCTCATTTATTGAATGGTGACTTGGAAAACGGTTGGAAAAACTATGATGCACGTTGGTACTATCAAAGTGATGTTTCCTTCAAGCCAAATTTGCCAGGAGTTGAGTATGACGGAACTCAAGACGTTGCTGGTAAGATTGTTCTAGTATATGGTGAACAGGGTTTTGGTGATAACATACAGTTTGTAAGATTCATCAAGATACTTCAAGAACGTGGCGCGACAATCACTATGGTTGTAAGACCTCAACTTGTAGGTTTATTTGAATGTAACTTTCCTAACGTGAAGATAAAAACAGATTTTAGTAGTTTGGAATATCACTATCATTGTCCAATGATGGAGCTACCTAAATGTTTGGGTATTACTATCAAATCTATTCCATACAACAACCGATACCTTACGGCCCCGTTAACCCCTGATGTTAAGTTACCTACTACTAAAAAGAAACGTGTTGGTATTCAATGGGGGAGCAACGGTGTTGCATTCATCACCCGCTTTAGAAAGATGGAGCTTGCTACATTGTTGGGAATAGCACGTGATGATATCGAAATATATTGCTTGGGGTTTGAGCCCAATGAAGAAGAAGTCGAGCTATTAAAAAATTATAAAGTCAAGACACCTGACTTGGGAGATTTCTGTAAGACTGCAAGCATAATTTCACAGCTTGATTTGGTCATCACTGTTGACACTGTGACTGCACACTTGGCCGGTGCACTTGGAGTCGAAACATGGGTCATGCTCAGTCAGTATGGTTGTGATTGGCGATGGTTCTTGAATAGAACTGATAGCCCATTCTATGAAAACATGAGGTTGTTTCGTCAAACAGACAACACATGGGATAGTGTCATTGACCAGATAAAATTGGCTCTTGACACTAAATAAGACTCATGTTATAATATGGGTTATGAAACGAGAAATACTATCCTTCAAAATTGAGCCGATGAAACATCGTGCTCACCGAGTGTTGTTTGATGAAAACACACCGTTCAAACCTAAGGTTGTAAAATCTAAAAAAGGTGAGTACAACCGTCGACCAAAGCACAGGAACAAAGATGAGTACTAAAGTAGTACACGAAGACCACCGTGATCTACTTGGTCGCGAAGTCAAAGAGGATGATGCTGTAGCATTCACGCATCACAATACCCTTTATGTGGGTAAGGTTATCAAAATCACGCCCAAGCAGGTCCGTGTGGTACCCATGTTGTCAACTTATCGGAATGATACGGGTTATCTAAAGTATACAAATCAATGTGTACTGATAGGTGGCCCTGAACTGACGATGCACCTCTTAAAAAATCTCTAAAAAATTTGACAATAAATCCATTTCCTGATACAATACATGTATTGAAACGATAAGGAATTGGAAGTATGAAATTCACTCTCATTACAACTAACGGTAAAGTTCTCACTTTCTTCGTCAAGGCTGTCGCAGAAACGTTTCAACAAGCATACGGTGGCAATCTGTTCACCAATGAAATTCTCAACACAAAGGAAACTCAAAATGTCGCTTAAACAAAAAGCATTACTTATTACCCTCAGCGTGATCCTATCTGCTGTAGTCGGAGCAATGGTCGCCGCATTTCTCGTTGCAAACGTAAGTATTCTAACACTGGCTAATATTGCTATCGTCTTGGTGCTAGGTTGGGCAGTCTATCTGTTGTACGGCGCCACGCTCAACCGACTTGAGTATGAGGAAACACTCAAGAAAATGACCGAAAAAAAGGATTGACAATAAATCATTTCGGGTATATAATAGAATCTTAAACAGTCGAAACAAGGAATCAAAATGTCTACTCGTTCAGCAATCGGTATCATGCATGGTGACAACTGCAAAGCTATCTACTGTCACAGCGACGGCTACCTTTCTTACGTGGGTAAGGTTCTGTTGAATCACTATGACAGCACCAAAGCTAACTTCTTGGTTGCTCAGGGTGACTGCTCTATGCTCGGTAAAGAGATTGGTGAGAAGATTGATTTCAACGACCGCATGGTCTATGACACTGACAACATTGCAAAGCAATGCCGTTTCTACAAGCGTGACCGTGACGAGACCGGTGTTGATTTCAAAACATTCTTCAATGAACAAGAGTTGTTCGAGGGTATCGATGCCGAATATTTCTACGTGATGAAAGACAATGTGTGGTATGTGTCTGAAGGCAGTGAGTGGAAAGTCTTGTCAGAAGCTATTGCAGAAGAAATGGTTGGTGCTTAATGAAATACTTTGAAGAGGTCACTGATTGGGGTTCTGCCACAGCACAGAACCATATTTATTACTTGAAAGATGACAAGACTACTATGGTAGGTTACATCAAGCAAGGTACTAAAGACCTCTTCAAATTCAAGCAACCCATTACGTTTTACCCTAAGGGTCGCAAGTTCGTAGAGTTGAAACGAAAGGGCGAACCTGATTCAGTATACTTCACTAAGTCAGAGGTATTTGCACCCAAGCAAGCTATCGAAGTCGAAGGGTCGAACGGTAAAAAGTATTATCTCACTAAGATCGGTGCTAAGTACTCATGCACATGTCCTGGATTTGCATTCAGGCATACATGTAAGCACGTTCAGGAGATGAACAAATGAAATATATTCCACTGATTATTGTGGTTGGTTTTTTCTGTGTTGTGGGTTATATCGGCTCAAGTATTGTAGGGTCCTTCACTAGGATTCAAGCTCGATATGATTGTCAGTTAGCAGAAATTTCACCTGACATTCCTGTTAAAGTAAAACAGGAATGCAGAGAATTAAGGATTAAAAATGAACAAAGAAATATTCAAGGAGATAGCACTACAAGCGGGCGGTAGTCATTACCCGGACGTGGGTGGAGCAACACTCGAAAAGTTTGCAGAATTGCTACTAGAAAAGGTAATCGAAGTAGTACAGCAAACACCAATTCATTGCGCAAGCACTACCTTTCAGCTAGGTATTGTTGAATGCACGATTGATAAAAGCGTGGAAGCAATCGAACAAACGTTCGGTATCCCACATAAACACAGGGACACAAATGAAAATCGCACTCGCATCGGACTTGCATCTAGAGTTTCAGGACATTGAACTGAAAAACACTGAGGGTGCAGAAGTCCTCATTCTGTCAGGTGACATTATGATTGCAGATTACTTGCACGATCATCCTAGCCCTGACCCATACACCCCAGGTGGTATGAAAGAGTACGGGCACAAATTGCTTATGAGCATTCGCTTCCGTGACTTCCTCAAACGGGTGAGTTTTGAGTTCCCTCACGTTATTTACGTTGCAGGTAACCACGAGTTCTATCACGGCAAGTGGAAAGGTAGTTTGGATGACTTGCGCTTTCAGTGTGCTCAGTTGCCTAACGTTTACTTTTTAGAAAACGATATCAAGACAATCGGTGAGCATACGTTCATTGGTTGTACCTTGTGGACTGACTGCAACAACGGTGATCCATTGACACTTCACTGTCTCACTGACATGATGAACGACTTTAGGATCATTCGTAACGACACCCTTGGGTACACTAAGTTGCGTCCTGCGCACACACTAAGCCGTCACGTTCAAAGCAAACAGTACATCAAGAATATCGTTCAAGGTATGCATGATGAAAAGTTTGTGGTAGTAGGACACCATGCACCTAGCAAGTTGAGTACGCACGAACGCTATCAACATGCTGTCCATTCTACAATGAACGGTGGCTATAGTAGTGACTTGAGCGAATTCATTATGGATCATCCTCAGATCAAATTGTGGACGCATGGACACATGCACGACCCATTTGATTACGTGATTGGTGAGACTAGAATCGTTTGTAACCCTCGTGGTTACGGTGGTCATGATCCTCAGGCTGATGTGTTTGAGTTGAAGTTTTTGGAGATTTAATATGGGACATTGGCAAGAAAAATACGAGTCTATTGAAGTGGGCACTACAGAAGTTGATGGTGAAGTCATTAAGGTATACGGAATGATTGCAAAGAAGGACCGCTGGATTCCTAACATGATCCGTGATCCTTTGACCAACAGCATGGTCTACGACCTTACTGACAAAGAGCCATCGACTGTTCTGGACACATGAGTGATTTTGTTTCACCATATGTCTTGAGAATCTCCTCTGGTTCTGTCATAATACATGTACGTTCTAAGAACGAAACACTTAAGGAAAATAAAATGACAGCAACTAAACAGACCCGTGTCCTAGAGGCACTACAAGCCGGTGAACAACTTACAGCAAAACAAATTGGCGCACGTTTCGGCGTAGCTAATCCAACTGCAACTATCAGCGATATTCGTTTCGCAGGTTATGCAGTTTATGCTAACAAGCACACCGACACTAAAGGTCGTGTCACTACCAAGTACCGTTTGGGTCGCCCAAGCCGCGAATTGATCGCCGCAGGTTACAAGGCTATGGCACAAGGTCTAGTCTAATCTCGTGAGAGACTGACAAAAAAGGCTCTTCGGAGCCTTTTTTCATTTGCATTTAATTCAAAACTGTGTTACAATAGTACATCGCAAATTATCAGGAGTGTAGTATGAGTTTCTTTCACAAGATTATGAATAAGCTAGGTCGCTATCGATTGATTCCCGATCGTCAAACTGGTGAAGACTATTTGCATCGGTACTACCTCTTTCTCAAAGATCGCAAATGGTTCCCCTTCAATGTCACACTGCACAAAATTGTTCGCAGTGATGACCCAATCATGCACGATCACCCCTGGTCATATACCACTATTGTCTTGAAAGGTGGTTACTGGGAACACACTCCGGTCTTCACGAAGGATGGTACGAAGTTTGCAGAGTTTCAAACATGGCGTGGTCCCGGCTCTATCATTCATCGTAAAGCAAACGAATATCACTGGCTTGAACTTGACGAAAGTGTAGGCCCTGCTACGACACTATTCTTTATGGGTCGTCAACAACGTGACTGGGGCTTTCTCGTACAGACCAAGAAAGGTCTGCATCGTTGGATCAAGTGGACAGACTACTTGACCGACTGGAAGAACTATCACGCAAAGTATGTGGCAAAGGCTGCAAGCAAAAAGAAAGACTAACATGGATTACGAACAATTCTCATATTCCCCACAAGACTATGGAACTGAATTGACCGCAAATGCACATCAGGTATTGTATTGGTTAAATCGCAATGGGTATCTTGACAGTGATGATACTATAGAACTTGCAAGTCGAATGATCGTGGTGCCAGTGAAAAACAACAAACGGTTTGGTCAGCGTTTGTTGGAACGCTTTTTTAATAAGAAATCAACTGATACCACTTACGTGTTCCCAATCACATTGCTTGAGGATCATAGTAATAATAGAGTGACAGATGACAAACCAACACTGAAGGTAGTGAAATGAACGAAGAAACAAGAGAGATTTTAGTTATTCTAGGTGAGGAGGCAAGTGAAGTCTCTAAAGAGATTTTCAAGATCATGCGTTTTGGTCCAGATCAATGCAAGCCAGACAGTGATGAAACAAACATTCAAGCACTAGAAAAAGAACTCGGTGACTTGATGGCTATGATTGAACTAATCATGGAACAGAATGTGGGAATAACGAACAAAGGCTTGAAAGAGGCTAAAAAGGCTAAGTTCGAGAAGCTAAAACAGTGGTCTAACATTACTATCAATAAATAACTTATGCTTGAAATTATCATTATCGGATTCATTTTTTGGTTGGGGTACCAAGTAGGATGTCATCTTACAGCCTGGCACTTGCGTGAGTTTATCATAGAAGCTGCCAAAAAAGAAGGTATAGTCATCAAGGATAATAAAGTTGTTGACATGAACGAGACACCAACCGTATACAAACTTGCTATAGAAAAGGTTAAAGATACATTGTATCTGTACGACCATAAAGATGATTTTGTGTGTCAGGCACTAACAATAGAGGAACTAGCTACATTGGCAAAACAATATAAGAACATCAAATACGCCGCGGTGTTGTATGGAGATGAAACATATATGTTTGTTGATGGCGAAGTGAAAACAAAACTATGAAAGTAAAACTAGGTAATTACCCTAAAAAGGGTGACCGAAGAAAAGTCAGTGTTGAGATCGAAGGCTTTGACACATGGAGCTTTGACCACACACTTGCACATATTATCTATCCGGCACTACTTCAACTCAAAGCTGAGAAGCACGGAGTACCAAGTAATATTGTTGATGATGTAGGCGGCGAAGATTGGGCTGCCCAAGAAAGTTTTGACTTCTACAAAGAGACTCATGATGAATCTTGGACTATTGCTAGTAAACGTTGGGATGAAATACTTGATAAAATGATTTGGTCATTTGAACAATTAATCACAGATGACTATAGTAGCAAATACTTTCACGGTAAAGCAGAATATGATTGGGTGAAGTCAGACCATACATTCCCTAACCCAATAACAGGTAAAGTAGAAGAAACTTATCAAATGGTTGACAAGAATCCAAACGACCACTGGTACGATAGTGTAGGACATCAACTACACGAGGAACGAATCCAAGAAGGACTCGATTTGTTTGGTAAATACTATCGGAGCCTCTGGGACTAATGAACGCATTCAATCACATGGTGTCGTTTTTAGATACGATGCCTAAAGTAGAGATAAGTAAACAAGATTATGAAGTCTTTTGCAAAGAGTATATCTTTGACCAACTACAAGGTAAAAGGTTTGGAAGAGCCTTTTGCGAAAGATTCGACATTGAAGACACCGTAGTTAAATGCTTATTTGACGAAGATATCGCCCGAGAAATGATTGAAGAAAATTATATCCAATGACACACTTAGTAACAGAAAATTGTATCCAATGTAAGTACACAGATTGCGTACAAGTTTGCCCTGTAGATTGCTTCTACGAAGGCCCCAACTTCCTAGTAATCAATCCAGATGAATGCATTGACTGTGCAGTTTGTATCCCAGAATGCCCTGCAGGTGCAATCGTATCAGAAGATGATCTACCAGAAGATGAACGCAAGAAATGGTATGATATCAATGCACGATTGGCAGCAAGTTGGCCAACGATCACAAAACGCAAAGATCCACTACCTGATGCAGATCAGTGGAAAGACGTACCTAACAAACTTAGCAGCCTCAAAGAAGAATGAAACAAAAATATATTGACTACTACATGGATGTAGCACAGCGTACTGGTAAACTCAGTCACGCTATTCGTAGACAAGTTGGAGCAGTCATTGTTAAAGACAATAGAATTCTCAGTTATGGCTATAATGGTATGCCTACTGGCTGGCCCAACGATTGTGAATACAAAGAATACATGAGTCCGGATGCAGGCGGCTGGCTTAATCCCGACGAGATCGAAGAACGCTGGCCGTTTCAAGAGTGGGTGGATAAAGTCTCAGAAACAGGTGAGACCTGGGGCTATAATGCTCGTTATCGCTTAGTCACTAAAGACGAAGTACTCCATGCTGAAAGTAACGCAATCGCTAAAGTGTCCGGCTCAACAGAATCTAGCGAAGATGCTACCATGTTCTGTACGACTGCACCATGCATTCACTGTGCCAAGATGATTTTTCAGTCTGGCATTAAAAACGTTTTCTATCGAGATACCTACCGCGATAGTAACGGAGTAGACTTCTTGGAAAAGAGTGGGGTTAATGTTACCAAATACGAACAAAGTTGAAATCAGTTTAGGATACGGTGAGCTTACACCATTGATTCGATGGTGTGAGTCAAACTGTTCTAATGAATGGGCTTATGAACAACTGTTCCCTGCAGGCAGGGATGCAGGGTTGTATGAGTTCTATTTTCAAAGTGAGAAAGACTTGGTAGCTTTTACTATATGGAAAACATAACATATGAAATACTTTACATTTAGCCGAGAAGATAACAATTTTGACGATATCCTAAAGGATGTCAACTTAAAGAAACGCATCGACTTTAAACTACGCTGGTACCAACATTTGATGATCGGTATGGTTGAAGATGATCGGACTAGCAGCTACATCACATTGAAGTATGGTGATGAGATGGTTAATGAGATGGTAAAGGACTTTAGTCCTATACCCGGAGTAGACTACACTCCTAAACGAAAGATTGTTTAAATCTTAGCTAACAGAATAGCTTCGGGAATACGTGTCTTAGTATTCTTGCTTCCCAACAGGACTACGGTCCTGATTCCATTGATAGTGTTCAGCATCATAACGATGCAACCACCACTGCGATTGATAAACCCTGTCTTACTTACTAAAAATGAACGCAAACCTACTGCGGGATTTGTGTTGTGAAAGACTAGATTGTTTTTCTTGACTGGAACTTGAACTGATGGTTTATTGCTAGCTTCTACAATTTTAGGATACGTGCTTGCAGACATTACTAATTTGATTAAGTCTTCTGCGGTACTGACGTTCATTACGGTCAACCCTGTAGGATCGGCGAATCTTGTATTCATCATATCCAATTCGACTGCCTTACGATTCATTGCTGATATACATGCACTAAACCCACCGGGGTAGTATTCGCATATCAATCTAGCCGCTTGATTGTCTGACTTGACTATTGCTAGGTCAATCAATGTCTGTCGGTCATGTTCTTTGCCGTACATCTTAACTGGAATGACTTCTGTTAATGACTGACCTGCGTCTAGTACGACCATGACTGTCATTAACTTTGAGATACTAGCGATAGAACGGACATCAGTAGTATGAACACCTTCTAATATATTGCCCTTCTCATCGGCTACTAACCATGCTTTAGCAGTAACCGCAGGAGTAGCACCGCATCCTATTGCAGTGCATAGCACGGATGCTAATAGTGTTTTACGTAGATACTTAACCATAAGTTTAATATAACAGATTAACTGATTTTTAGTCAACTGTTACGGTACAAAAGCCCCTTTCGGGGCTGTTTGTTTAGAACCAAAGCCAGAGTGCTTGACTCATCAGTATCATCGCTAACCCACCTACGTATAAACTTGCAGTGTACAATTTGTTGTTTACGGCTAAAATAGATGCTGATAATAGAACGATTGCGATTTGGAACAATGATCCAGCAAATGTATACCAAGGACTACGAGTCTTTGCTACGGCACGTTCATCTTCTAGTTTACGTGCTTTAGCCATCAACTCTTTCTTGCCTTCACCTGTCGCAGGATCACTTTCGTAACGTGCGATTTTCTTCTCTAGTATCTCAGCTTTCTTGGTATCCTTGCGAGAAACAGCATCGTCTAATGCCATTTCTGCTAGCGTACCTTTGATGCTCTTAGCTTGATAGAATGCCCATGTGTTGTTAGCTTCAATCGTGTTGTTCAGCACTTTTGAGCTATTGCCACCGGCCATGTATGTATTGATTGCAAGCAACGCTGCGAAAACGACAATAACCCAGCCGGCTTTGTCTTTGATTAATGCCTCACGTTCCGAGCGTGATAGAGGTTTCTTTTCTTCTGCCATGTTAACTCCTTTGTTATTATTGTTGGTTTTAATAGCTATAGTATATTTAGCAGTTTATTGATAAATATCAATGAGATATCAATCTCCTCTTCCAAATAAAAACAATAACAAAGGAAAGAAGATGAAAAAGACCTTTTTAGCACTGGCTATAGCTGCCAGCTTTGGTGCGACCGCCCAAACCCTAATCAATCAGGGAACGTATGATAGTACATCTTTGGTTGACACGAACAGTACCAGCAACAGCACCAGTTCGGTTACTACCAATAATACTAGCGCAAGTACTAGCACAAATACTAGTACAAGTACGGTAAATTCTAATAGTACTAACACCAACAATAATATTAACAGCGGGACTATCACGTATAACAACAATAATAATAACGTGCAAAGTGGTACCGTGACTAATATTAATCAGAATACCAATAGTGGTACGATGACTTATAACAATAACAATGCTATGAGTGGAAGTGTTACCTACAACAACAATAACGTTCAAAGCGGTATGTTGACTAACAATAACAATAACGTCAACACTTCTACTAGCGTTAACACAAACAACAACGTGAATTCAGGTACACAGACGTTTAACAACAATAATGCTAGTACCAGTACTAACACGAATAACAACATCAACAGTGGAACAATGACCTACAACAATAACAATGCCAGTACGTCAAATAACACTAATACCAACATCAATAGTGGTACAATGACGAATAATAATAACAACGTCAACAATAGCACAAGTGCAAGTACAAACGTGAATACCAACAATAACGTCAACACAGGTACCATGACGTATAACAATAACAACGTTAACCAGTCTGCAAGTACTGCTACTAATAATAACAATAACGTTAACCAAAACACTAGTACAGCGACAAACGTTAACCAAAACATTCAGTCAGGTTCATTAACTAACAACAATAACAACGTTAGTAGGATTGACCAGACGATCCATCAACCGCCACCAACAGCTATTGCTCCTGCGATGATGAGCATGGGAACTGACTTGTGCGTTACTGGTGTTAGTGCAGCAACACAGACACAAATTTTCGGTCTAAGTTTTGGATCTACTATGCGTGATGCAAACTGTGAAAGACTAAAGTTATCTAAGACTTTGTTTGACATGGGCATGAAAGTTGCAGCAGTTGCTACTATGTGTCAAGACCGTCGTATTTGGGACGCTATGATGCAAGCTGGTACACCGTGCCCATATGAAGGCAAGATCGGTGAAGCTGCCAGAGCAGAATGGGAAGCAAATCCTAAGAAGATTCCTACAGTTGGTCTAAAGGACTAAGATGAAGAAGTTTGTATTTCTTGTATTGTCGCTATTGACCACGGTTGTCTTTGCTCAATACATACAAAACGTGGGTATGATTGATGGTGCTACTGGTAACTTAGTATACACCTCGGTCAATCCACCGCCACCAGGCGCCGATCTAATAACTTGGTCTGGGTTTACAGGTACAAATTCTAATGGTGGAGGATACAGCGGCGGTTATATACCGGGATATAATTCAAACACAGGTACATTCATGTTTGGTTATACTCAAGGCACCATCGCCTATTCAACTCCAGTAAACTATGCATTATCTATGGCCGGAACGAATATTCAAGTGAATGGTTTTAAGTATTCTTGGGAATATTTTAACCAAGACTACTCTCGAGGAACTCTTAGTGGAAATATTAACTTGACTAATAAGAACGGTCAGATAGTAGAGAACTACAATTACAACATGCCACAAACAACAAGTGGCTGGACAACGATGAGTGGTATTGAAAATTTCAACACTCAATATTCAGCCTCTACAATAGATCGCCTGAATGTGAGTTTTACAGGTAAAGATGATCGTTGGTGGGCTGGTTATTACGGTCCGCAAATTAGAGACATTGATGTGAAGTTATTATACAGCGTTGCACCTCCGCCAGTACCGACGGATTTTTCAAAGTGGGTTCCATTGACAAATGAGAATGGTGACTTCACGCTTACTAAATCTGGTGTAGTTCGCTATGGTGCTAATGATACATACGTTTATCACGAGTTCCAAGCTGGTACATATAGCTGTAGTAATAGTGCTTGGGGCACCGACCCCATAGGTGGAGTGTATAAGTCTTGTTCACTGGGTACCAATACAACGACAACTACTGTACCAAAAACCACAACAACTACAGATACATTTACGGTGTTGCTAGATCCGGTAACTACTGTAGCTTCACCTACATCTACTACTGCGACAACACCTACTACGATTGTAACTGAACCAGTAACTGGAACTACAACAAGTACAGCACCTGCATCACAACCTAGTGTAGTTGCTTCTGTAGTATCTGCACCTGCACCGACAGCTACAACTAGTTCATCTACCGCATCATCTAGTTCATCTACCGCATCATCTAGTTCGCAAACAACTAAAGAAACAAGTGGTTCTAGTGGGAATGTAAGTCTAGCATTAAGTATTATCGGGAAGAATTCAGAACGTGATGCTGCCGGATCAGCAGTAGCGCAAGCTGCGGTAGCACAGGCACAAGCAACCGCTACTCAAGCACAACAAGATGCAGCAACTGTTGCAGCCAGTGCTGTAGCAAATAGCATGACTGCAAATGCAGCAACTGGTGGTGGGCAACAAGCTAATGGAAGCGGCACGCGAACAAATCAAAGCACTAACAGCACAAACTTTAGCCTACAATCAGGTGTTGCGAGTGTTGCCAGTGTAACAATAGGACCTCAGTCGCCTACACAAATGGTTGGTCAGCAACAATCAACTGGTACTGGCATCAATATATTGAACAATCAACCTGTTATTACCAGTACTAATACTCAGCAGTCATTCTATGATTCATCCTCTGCGGTAGCATTGTTGCAGCCACAATCTGTAGCTATGTTTATTCCAACAGTAGTAGCACCGACTGAGCAACAAACACAAACAATGCAATCAACACAGACTAACACTAACACATCAACACAATCTACTGAAACATATGCTTTGGTTACACCAAACATGTTGACCGACAAGACTAACCCACTTACTGATATCATTGAGGCGAAACAGACTATTCCTCAAACCAGTACGATAGCAATGTCAGGACCAGTAGTCAATAAAAACACACAGGACAATGACGTTGCCGGTGGAGTTTCTATTGCTAAGATGGCTATTGATCCCGCAGGATATAATAGCTATTTGAATATAGCATTACGTGACGTAGCATTCTATGCACCAAAAGAGGTTTATAAGAATCAGCGTAACGTTGATAACGCTAGAGCATTGCGTCTAATGACCAATGATAGCAGGCATAAAGAGATGATGGAGATGCAGTATGCTAAATGATATAATTAGTTGGAATACTATGGTAATGATAGTTGTGTCTGTTTTAGCAACACACGCAGGCATCAAAATCATAAACAAGTTGTTTGAAGGAACAACAAAGAAAAAGAATTCATTGTTTTAAGGAGTGAATATGACAGAAGAAATTAAAGACGTTAACGCTAAGATTGACGCAGCCGAAGAAGCAGTTAAGAAGTATGCTAGTAAAGACACCGTGATTAGCATTGGTGGGTATGAATTTACTCCAGCCAAACTAATGGTTGCATTCACATTAGCAAGTTCGTTGCTTGGTGGATTGTACGGTTGTTTTGAGGTCTACAAGGACTATCAATCGATGAAGAAAAAGATTGCCGAATACTCAGCACCTGACTTGAGTGAGTTTGATAAGCGTTTGGCCATCATCGAAGAAACTAATCAGAAGACCGGTGATTACACACGTGATATCAAGAACGATTTGAAGAACGATATTCGCCGTAATGAGTCAGTCACTGAGCAAGTTGAACGCAGTGTAAAGACTGCCCAACGTGAGACTGAACAAGAAATGCGCCAAGCACGTAAAGATGTCCGAGAAGATTTAGACAAAGCGCGTTCCGAAGTCAACGCAATTCGTAAAGAAATGGCAGACGCTCGTAGAGAAATTTCACGTGAAGTGGAAGTACTAAAGAGAGAAGTTGACCATAAAATTCAGAAAGCTATTGACAATCCACTTGCAAACAAGTAAAATGATTGAATGAAAACAGACGATTTAAAGAAAATGCCCCATCTGTACTTAGATATGGATGGGGTCCAAGCCGATTTCTTCGGTGCTTGGGCAGACAAACATAATGTCTCACATTGGAAAGCTATCCAAGACAAAGAAGGTGAGATTGAAGAATTAGCAAACAGTACACCAGAACAAGTGTATGGTTTCTTTCGCAACTTGCGATTACTCAATGGTGGTAAAGAAATCATCGATTGGATTCAAAAACATAATATTCCCTATACAGTACTATCAGCACCCTTACGTGGACCCTATGCTGACGATAGCAAACGAGGCAAGCGTGATTGGTTAGATGAACATCACCCTGGTTCCAGTGAATCTGCTATCTTTACTAGTCAAAAGCAGAAGTATGCAGTCACTGATGGTGTTGCAAACGTATTAGTTGACGACTTCGGTCCATACATTCAAAAATGGATTGATGCCGGTGGCATTCCAGTTAAGCATGAAGATGAATCGGAAGTACCAAATGCTGCCCAAGATACGATTGACAAACTAGAAAAGATTTATGCACCGTATCTATGAAGAATCTGTATCTGATTAACTTCTTAGGTGGAACCGCTGGAAACTTTATTCAGCAGTTGTTAATTAGATTGATTACTAAAAGTAGTAGTGATATACAAATGAGCATAAACGGTGGGGCACATGTAGACTGTCTTTCGTTTGATATGCCAATGAAACATTCTTATCAAAACGTAATTAATATAGAACCTGTATACAGGTATTTTGATATTGATTTGTGTTTTCCATTTGATGATTATATTGCAGTAGATCACGTATCTCCTGATTGGGATGAACTGTTCATGTTGTACCCAACGTGTAAGAACATTGTAATTACTCTACCAGTGTCGATGGCTTTGAGAGTAGTGGGCAATTTATTCTTCAAATCAACTTGTATACAAGTCCTGGAACCAGAAAGCAATGTTCCTTGGCAACACATGCGTACTAATAATCCAATGTTGGCGCAATATGTGCGACCAGAAGATGTACCAATAGAGCTATTAGAGAATGAATTTAGGGACTTTGCTAGTCAATATGATGATGTCATTATTACACCATATGATAATTCCCCTGTGCCAAACCAGTACAAAGATCAGATATGCTATATTTCTTACCATGATATAATTCACGACATGGATAAGGTACTTGGTCAATTAAAAGACTTTACTGGACTAGAGCTTCCGGATGGAATTCGAGATTCCTACCAGATGTACTTAGATGCACAGACAGAGCTAGTAAAAACAAAGATGCCGTGGGTTGACGATAAATATCCGTATGAGTAAACCAGGACAGAATAACAATCGCTATGAAGTAATCGTACAAGAAGATCCCGAGACAGGGGACTTGTTGATGCCTATTCCACCCGTCCTATTAAAACAAATGGGCTGGAAAGAAGGTGATGATATCGAGTTCGTTCTTGACGAAACCGGTAACTACATTTTAAAGAGAAAAGAATGAGCTATACATACATAAATCCATGGGATAACATGTCATCAGACCTGTCTACAGTTGGTACTAGTGTTACTGGCGCTGCTGGTCAAGTATATACTGTTTCTGGAACTAATGGAACGAGTGCTAGCTGGGCTACAATAGCTGACCCAAACTTATCAGGTGCTTCACTTCAAGTTAAAGGTAACGCTAACTTTGACGGTGACGTAACCATTAAGGGCAAGAGCATTAATGATTCACTTGAA